AAGTGTTCAAGTGTCTTATCCAATCCCTTGTTCTTTGTTGTCATTAATGGGTTGTCCATTACCCCTGTGAGTGACACACCGAGCAGACGCTCTTCTTCTGTATTTCGCTGCCACACCTTTCGCAGATATGGGAACTTGGTGTATGTAGACTGTATAGTTCCAAGAATTGTAGCCAGTCGTACCTTACGTTCCAAATCCTCCAGAGTGTCAGTTGCACGTACAACCACCTCAGTGAGATTGCAGACCTGACCTGATCGTAATATGATTTCGGAACAAGGATTAGTACCGAACTCGTGTTCAGGATCACGCCTACCATATTTTGCAGCTTGTTTCTTAGATGCTTCACGATTAAATATCCCCCTCTCACCTGATTTACTTTCTACTAATGCCAACCACTCACGCATAAACGTTTCTGAATCTGGCTTTTCTGTATACGACACACTGTTGTTAGCTAACGCCCTGTGTGCAGCTTCGTTCCACCACTGTCCTGACTTAGCATGACGCATACGATCATCACTAAGGTTAGACAAACTAATCATGGCACTACGTCTGACACCACCTACGACAACTATCTGTCCTATGAAACACATGATGTCGTGGCACTCTAATGATGTAAGCTGTCTGCCTTGTGAATTTTTAAATGTTGCTACCGTAAAGTTAAACAGATCAACTAACGGTGCAGGTCCACTAGCTCTACCACCAAACGTTTTTAGTCTAGAACCTGCAGGACGTACTCTACTAACATCCCACTGTGGAATCTCACCTGCCCATAGAAGAGCCAACAATTGACGATAAGACTTAGCCCACCCTTCCTTGCTGTCCTTTACCACAATGGTAGTATCACTATTGAACAGTTCAGGCACTTCGGGAAGCTTGCTAATGAACTGACGCTCTACGCTGAAACCAACGCCAGTGCCACAGAGGAGAATGAACATTGCTTCATCAAAGGCGTGGGGATGGTCTACGTGAAGGTATGAGCAGTTGTACATACAAATATTGTCACGGTCTGCTGCTGCCCCTGCTGTCATCATTGCTCTCATGCTAGGCATTACGTCTAAGCTAAGTATAGCATCACGTATTTGATTTATATAACTATCATTACCTGCAATCTTACGTACAACATTATCCATGTAACGTTCTACTGTCTCACTCCAACTCTCTCGTCTTTGTTCTTTGTCTAACCACCTAGCATAACGAGAGGTATGTATAAATGCTTGATAGTCTGTGGGTAAATAATTATTCATGTTCTGTTTCCTCTCAATGCAAAATATAATCCACCTACCCAAAGCATTACATGTAAGTTATCATATAATATGACGTCTAAAATACTTTCGGGTTGTGCAATCCAAATAACTCCTGTCATAATACAGCCAATAGTAAATCCACTAAACCTAGTTAGTATGTCTCCAATCTCTGTTATCCAGTCTGTAAATCCTTTTATGTAAAAAAGACCACCAAACAATAGTCCTATTGCTGCACCTAATTCTCCGTAAGCAACAACCCACCATACCAAATATGGCAAGTCAAAGGAAGCTGCTGTTTCTGCGTCCACTGGTAATTTATCTAAACCCTGTTGTGCAAATATAACAATCAAAGGTATTCGTAGTAACCAATGACTCATGCAAAACTCTGGTATCTTTTTTAAAATACGCATGTCTACTCCTGTGTAATTATTTTCATGTTTCTAATCTTAATACCATCCACATCGTGAATGTAATCGTGTAATGTGTCCTCTATTTCGGGGTCAATGAAACCGTCCACAGGAACAGGGTACTCTTCTTCGTCAATCTCTAGTGTAAGAAATACTTTAACTATCATCAACCACCTCTATTAGTTTATTCAAATACCACTGGGCTTTCTTCAAGTCTTCTGATCCATTCTTGTACTTATATCTCCACACGTATTTCATAATATTACCCTGTAGATAGTACTCAAAGCCATCGTCAGTAGCAGCACGAATGGCATCAATACATTCGATACCTGCTTGGTTGTAGTGTTTAGGACTATTAACTGGATCGTCCAGTGTAATTGTTGTCTCTCCAAATGTTAATGTATCTATCATGTCTGCCATTCGTGTTCTCCTCTCTAAAAGTTTACCTTCAAAACATTACCGTCACGTTTTATAACTTTAGGTTTATCCTCTCCAAATTGTTCTTCTACTAATTTAAAAAGTTCTTTCCTAATTGCATCGTCCTTTTCTATTAAAGGAATAGCACATATTAACATGTCTGTCAATATACTAAGGTGTGCGTAGTCGTTATCTTGTAATGTATTTTCTCCTGTAGTTACCTGACCTACGTTAATTTCTCCATTCCATTCACCGTTCTCCATTACAGGTGAGATACGTATAATGAAATCATTAGGATCAAAGTCAATAAAGGTATTTTCCTCGCCCTCGTCCATGTCATCTCCTTTTTATTTTATCATAAGGAAACTCTACTAAGTCTGGATGATTGTCTTTACCTTTTTCATTCAACCATTCTTCTGGAATAACCCTGTCTGCATATAAGAACATATTACGTTCACACCATGTAGCATATGTATTCTTAGCACCCTTGCTTAACTTGCGCTTGCTGTTCTCAAACACAAAACGTATGTCAAGTTCAGGGTGTTGTTTTTTTATAGCTATATGCTTACGTCTATCGTCTGATGTAAACCGTCCTTTTGTTTCTATTATTAGTCCGTTGTGCAGTATAAAGTCAGGAGTATAGGTGCGGTACATTAAGTCTTCCCATTCTATCTTGAGAGACTCGTACTTAAAACGTACCTTACGTTCTCTCAAATGATCCTTGACTTTTATTTCTAGTCCACTCCTATACCCCTGCTTCAATGCATGTTTGAATCGCCTACCGTCCACTAGAACTTCCAGTGATAATGGAAGGGTGCACCAAAAGATGTTGGTTGTACACCTAGTTCCTTTAGCTCCTGACGGATAGCTTCATCAGCTTCTTTACGAGCTTGCATTGCTGTGCGTAGCCCTGCATATTTAGCCTCTCGTAAAGCTTTCTTCTTTTCCAAAAGTTCAGTCTCCATCTCTTTGATGTTATCCTGTAGCTCTTGAATTTCTGCTTCGCCTATCATAGTTTTACTCCTCAATATATGCCACTATCTTAGGGTCTTTGGCCTCTGATACACGTGAAGGTTCTTCCTTCAACGTAGGCCAACACTCACGCCTGTAGTCACAGAATTTACAGGCATCATTTAACACCATGTTACCTGTAGGCTTACGCCTAAAGAACTCAGGTACAGGTGCAAAGCATCGTTTGAACTCATTAGCATTGACTGTCTCCACAGTTTGCTTAATCTTTTCTAACTCAGCTTCCATGTCAAGGTTGTCAGCAGGTACGTATTTAATACCACCGTTAGCTTTGTTGACTACCCACCAACCACCTGCTTTTTTACCAGAGGCTTTTGCGTAACCTGCTAACTGCCCAACATATCCAAACGAATCACCAGACTTTAGTTTGTCAAATGACTCAAACTTATTGCGGTAAGACCAGTCAGATGCTGACTTAACGTCATCAACTGCCCCATCTATAATAAGATCATAACTACCAGAAATGTTAGTATCATTACTATCTCCCACTGGAAGGCTAACTTTATCAGTGTCTTCAAAAGCCACATTAGACTCTTTAAGAATAGCTTTAAAAACAGATTCAACTATATCTCCTATCATCATGTTCATTACAAACGTAGTCGGCTTTGGTAATGCTGTCTCAGGCTTGTTCTTTTCAAACCAGAGTTGGCAAGTAGGACGCCCAATGTTGGACATCCTTAACCTGAACTCGCCACGTTTATTACCGCTACCAAACTGACGCTTGAGTGCTTCAGCTACTTCACGTGCCACAGTGTCGATGGTTTCATCTGACATTGCAGACCTACCGTTAGCAGCGTCCTCAAGATACTGATGTATCGCCAGTTCAGCACGATGGTACATTACACAAAGTCCTCTGCGTCAATGTCTACGAACTCTTCTACCGTATCAGAGTCGGTATCATCATTCTTGTAGGCATTTTCATTCCATGCGTTCTTGATATACTCATTGTAGTTTTCAATCCACGCCATGAAATTAGCAAAGGTTTCTTGCTCACCGTCACCCACCTCAAGTGTCTCACCTAAGTCAAGTGTAAATGTAGGCAAGTAGAACACGTTACCATTTGGTAATGCTCGTTCCTCTGTGGTTGCCTCTATATTGTGCTGCACAGGTAGCCTACGCATTTTACCTAGCTTGTTGAAGATCGTACCTGCAATCTTAAATGCATCACGGTTTTCAATCTCGTAGATAAATGCTTGTGGTGATAGTTCCACAGACTTGCCTTGGTCATCCACAATGTTATGTAGCTGCACTGTACCAAACAATACACGAACACGTTTGATCTGACGAATCAAATCTTGTGTCTTCTCAGGCAGTGCCTTGAAGTCTTCGATGTATCCTGCAGGTTTACCACAGTTGAAACCACCATCGTTGTCCTTCATGTCACTATTCAAATCATTAGCCATCAAAGTTTTGATGTAACGATTAGGTGTAGTGTCACTACCTTTTACAAATCGCTTGTACATAAAGCGTTGTAGGTATGGACGTATAGTAGCAGAGGTAGCATAATATGTTGGACCATCTGGTAT